CTCCTATCTTCTCCCATAGATTCAAGTGCTGCATAAAATGATGATATAGTTTCTCCCCTTCCGCCAGAAGCAAGTTGTGAACCACCGGCCTTTTTAAGAGATATATTATAATTTGAAGTATACATATCTGTTTTAGGAGTTCCATTAGTTCCTCCCCAGGCTTTCCATGACTCACTAAGATTTGCTTTTCCACCACCTCCACCATATTGTTTCATTGCAGTTTTCATTCCCAATTCTTCATTAAAGGATTTGGCAGTTGCTAAAGCAGCTTCACCATACTCTGGATAAAATTTTGCAGCATTTGCAGACGCTTCTTTATCCGTTCCACCTACAATTTTATTATATTTGTCAGTTATTAAATTTTCCCAATCGGCACCTTTTGGGTTTGGAGTTCCTTCTTTTGGGGACCATCGCCAAATTTAAAATCAGTTAGTTTCATTTTCGTTTTTGTCAGTATCCAAGTCTTAATATCTCCTTGTTTACCTTTTTCTATCCCACGAATTTTAATTTTAGGTGTAGTTCGTTCTCCGGCAAAAACAGGTCCTTTAGTTGCTGCTAACCCCTCATCTCTTAAATATCGCATTAAATTTATAATGTGAGTTTTAGGATATGGAGGTTTAGGGGAAAAACTACTAAACCACTTCTCTATATGTTTGTTGCTATCAAGCCAAATACTATAATCCGTTCCAGTAGCAACTTCGGTAAGATATGTCCTGTTAATAAAATGTTTAAACTGGTTTACACTCTGTTTGTCTTGTCTGACTTCGGTAAGACTCTCAATGAAATATTTCTTTCCGGTTACATCAATGATATAGTTGGTTTTTCTTTCAGAAATTGTAATCTTATTACTACCAGAGAAGACGGTATCACCAACATTATATATTTCACCAGCAACATATCGTTCTCGTGTTATGGAGAGTTGTGGCAACTGAATGTGTTTTCTGAAATTCATCATTTCTTTCAATCCCATTCTTTTTCGAAGTAGATTGAAAAGGGTCATGTCCTCCCCATAAGATCTTGGTAGTCCCTGAGAAAAGGATTTAAAATCACCTTCTAGTGCGGCCGCTCTCATCTTTGAAGCACTCATTCCAGTCACTCCCTCGGCATCAGGATCTCTTTCTCCTGCGGAAATTATATCTATTCCATCAGGAAAATCATAAAACCCGTGTCTTGCCTTCACTCCAGCATACTTTGTAAGAAGTTTTCTAAATTCGGAAACACGGTCTGATCCAACAACCATTACTAAACGAGTAAATCCCTGATCATACAAAGAGGAAGCAATGTCAAATACATTATTGATAGTTTTATCAATAATAATGTTTCGGCCGTGTTTCGGAAACATTTTACGCATGATCTTTACCTTCTCCTCATATTTAAGAGGATTCCTTTTCGCATCGGATGATTGGGATGCGTATATTCTGTAGTTACTTGCGGGGGCAACAGAGGCGACTTTGTTCGCCAATTTCTCGTGTCCTACCGTCGGAGGTTGAAAACGACCAAAAGTAAAAACTACTTCCTTTGTTTTTTCTTCACTATATAATTTAAACGATTTCATCATTTTATTCATCTTTCCCAACCCTTTATTATGTCGGGTGAGAAATTATTCATTGAGAAGTCTAAACGATCCACAAGTTTTACTGCACCATCGGTTGTTTTGTCTATGGCTACAAATCCTTCACTTCCAGTTGTTTTAAATCCATTCTTGGTTCGGACAAACGTATCAAGTTCCTTCACCTTATCCAGTTTTGAAATAATGAGTAGTTTGGCTTCAACGATTGCGTTCTGTAAAGAGAAAACCAGATCCAAGTTCTTCTTATTGTCCTTCGAAAAGAACTGCATTAACTCATCAAGTTTTGCCTGAACTTTAGATTTACCCTTTTCACTTTTCCTTTTTTCGATCTCCTTACCAAACTTATTTTCAAACCAGATAATCAAGTCATTAACATGTTTTCCGGTGTTTTCTATTCTCTCTCCTTTACGAACCAAAGAGTTGTTGAATGTCTCGATGTATCCAGCGAGCTCGCTGTTTGATTGGAGTTGCCGCAGTGTAGTACCCGCTATCTTTTGGAATATCTTTCCTGCTTTTGATAGAGCCGCCGTTACTCTTTTTGTTTCTGTGTCTGTGAGTGTTGCTGTGCCACTTTGATCCCTGTAATCTGCGTCCTGATACCATATAGAACTTTTTTTCTTAAGTTTACCGATGTCTATTCCGTATGATGCTTTCATATCCTCAAAGGTTTTTCCTTTGTAGGTAGTATGAAAGACCACACCTAAGTTTGCTTTCTTTATGGACTTTGCTAGATTGGACTTGACTGGTACAGCATATACAATTGTGTTTGGTTGAAATGTTACGTACTTCTCCCCGTCGATATTCTCAACGTTAAGATCATTCTTTGTAAACATAATATCGCCTTGAATTACATCTTTAATTCCAAGACCTTTCAATTCATTGTACGCTATGATGAGTTTATCCGCAAGGTCTCCTGAAGTATCGGCACGAACATCTGCCTCTGACTTATAGACCTTTGGATCTTTATTAAAAATACCTTTCTTTGCAACAAAGAATTTTCCATCACTTGGATCTATTCCGGCAAAGACTGCGGGAGCTCCGTCCCATTTGACTGTCACATCAAAACGACTCTTACCGTGACCGGCCAACATATCGCGAAACGCACGAAGGGCCGCGATTGCATCTCTTGCTCCTTTTACTCCACCGTAGATAACTCTATCTTCGATGTGCGTCATATGGACATTTTTGCCCACCTTTGACTCGGAAAGAAACTCTTTGAATCTTATCATTTCTTTACCTTCAAGGAGTTGTATTTTACGGCGAGATTAAAAAACTGTCCTAGTTTTCTTTCTCCTGCGCTTCCAGACTTATTAGTTCGTATGGACATCTCCATAGTAACAGTAGAAGATTTAGATTTCAAATCAATGAACCAATTCTGTTTTGAAGTGGTTGATGGATAGGCTCGAATGAAACGAACTAACGGAAGAAAAACACCCAACTCATCGTCGGCAGTGATCTGCTCATATCCGTCATTTATTGCTTTGATTACCTTAGTGGGAACCATTGGGGCATCTCTCAATATCTCACTGCGAATATAATCCAGAGTTTTATCCTTATTGTGATTAAGAAGATCCATCACCGTCTTACGGCAAATATCAAGTGATTCGTCATAGAGTCTCTCGTATCTTTTAGAATCCTTTTTGAAGAGATCAACCAAAAGTTTGGCAGTCTGTTTTTTTCCCGAACCAGTATCATAAGCTCTCTTACTTGGAATTCCCTCAATTTCTGAATAGACTCTATCCCAAAGGTTTTCACGAAGAGATTTGACCTTCCGAGACTCTCCAAAGAAATTGAAGATAGGATTCACGTAGGTATTAAGTTTTGGTTCCTTTGTTTTCTTTCCTCCAGCCTTAAGAGAAACTCCAATTATTGTTCCATCACCAAACTCCAAAAAGATATCGCCGGGATGGTTTTTTGGAACTGTGACTTTTTTGGTTTTAGGTTTTGAGTGAGGCCTGTAACCCCAATGAACCATTTTAATCGACTTTGAGGATTCTTCATCTTTGATGTACTTAAGAACTCCCATTGCATTTGTCATCTTCTCATTGAACTTTGAAGATTCAGATGCTTTTTGAATGGTATCACTTGCCGCCTTTTTATCTTTCGGATTTACCGATTTTAGTTTCTTTGGATCTTGTTTAAGGAGATGATCATAAAAGTCATCAACGCTTCCGGTGGGATTGTATCGTGTCTCCCATGCAATTGCTGGAAACAATTCCGTAATTGATGAATTGAGAGTAGTTTCACTCATTCCACCTGAACGCGGTTTGACCAGTATGATAATTTTGGTATCAAATCCTGAATCTATGTGGACTGGATCTACCGATTGACCAGATTTTTCTCTTACCTGTGCATTTAGTCCAGCCTGAAGAAGATTACGTGCGATCTCATCTCTATCTGTAAGACGATCATTCGATCTAACAACAAACACAGTTGTTTTACTGTTTTCACTCTTTTTTTCAACTGATACACCCCCAAAGACACCTTCGGGAAAATCAGATAAATTAACTTCTTCGGTTAAGAATTCTTTAAACTTTAACATAGATCCCATGAATTATATAATGTATCTATTTATAAGATTTATGAATTCTAATGAATCGCTTTATATTGATTTTTTAGGGGTCAATAAAATACTTTGCCCATTTTTCACGGGTGTAATTAAATGTTTGCATGTATCTTATATAAAGACCTCTTTCTCGACCAGTCGCTTCTATTTCCCAGGGCCAATCATAATAGTTGATTTTAGATGAATCATACTCTTTCCCTTTCCAATATATGAGATCTGTTGAGACTGACGAATCCTTCATTTCCCCCAAAGCGTATTGTTTTACATGAACCATTTCATGACCAAAGGTTTCAATTAAAGTGGAAAGATCATCACTTGAATTAAGTCGGATTGTAAATTGTCTTGGTTTGGTCCTTTTATCCTCCCATACACAATCCCCTTCAGTTTCCTCTGTATAATTCAGACGGTGTATCAACTTAATCTCCATACCAAGAGTGGACAACTTTCTTTTGAAAAGGATCTTCTCAAAATACTGTGCTGCTTGTTCGATATGTTTCCTTTTTGTCTTAGTAGACCCCTTTATACTGATATTCATAATCTTTATACTAATAATATAAACTAAATTAACCGAAAAGTCAACCTTTATTTGTTGTCTGAGGTGAAATAATTAAGTAACCACATATTGGTATTAATAGGGTAATTATGGGTATAATTACCCATATATGGACAATTACTATATCTTGAATGAACTAAAATCGTGATTATTTTGTGGGGTATCTTGACCATTATTGGGGCCAGATGTCAGTGTCTGGGCGGAATCATCGACATCATAAAGTCTCATCTTTGAGCGATCAATTCCCACCACAAACCTCTTGTTTTCAGTAGGATCATTGTAGCGATTCTTCAGTTGTTTCACCATCAATTGATTCAATCCATCAAGTTTCTCAGTAGAAATTAGAGCGATCATTAGATCAGCAGTGGCCGGAAGACCAAACGATTCAGAAGTATCTGTAAGTTCAATATCGGTATTACCGAATCCAGATCTTGTCACCTGAGTTGCTGACCAGATAGGAACATTGAATTCAACTGCTAATCCTCGAATCTCTTCGGCAATTGCCTTAATGTAAGAATAACTATTGATCGATCCACCAAGTCCCTTAATCCGAGAACTGGCACAAATATTCAAATAATCAATGTAAATCGCATCGGCCAAAAAGTTTTTCTTCATTCTCAACTCATCAAGAAGAGCACGAAAGTGACCTACATGAGCAGATGCAGTTGGATACTCTTTGATAATCAACTTCCCCTGAGTTTTCTCACGGATCTTTGAAACTTTATCTTTGAAGATTTCTTTGGGAAGAGTTTCAATCTGATCAATCTGAACATCCAAAAGATTTGCATCAATTCGTTCTGCGATCTTCTCCTCTGCCATCTCTAAAGTTATGTAGAGAACATTCTTACCCTGCCGAAGATTATTGGCAGCAAAGTGACACATCGCCAAACTTTTACCCACCCCTGTTCCGGCAAGAACAATATTCAATGTCTTCCTTGATACTCCACCCTTTGTAATGCTGTTCAGAAGTTCTATATCAAATGGACTCTTGTCTTCCCGTAGATGATAGTAATCGTATCTCTCATCAACATTCTCAAGATAATCATGACCAACATTTGAGTCAAATGAAACGGCAAGGGCCTTCGAAAGTATGTCGGGTATAGCACCTGCGGAATAATTTTTATCCTTTCCATCGATGATAGAAATAGATTTAATGATCGCAATAGTGACCGATCTTTCTTTGCACCACTCTTCGGTTTTCGTCAACAACCAATCTAGGTCACAAATTTCTCCTTTATCGAGTGACTGTATGCAAGCAAGAATATCATTTGCATCATTTCGATTTATTACCGAAGAGGTTTGAAACTCAACTTCCAGAGCAGCGACATTTGGAATCTTGTTGAACTTTTCAATAAATGCAATGATTAATTCATAAACGGGTTTATTTTCGTTTTGGAAATATTCGGATTTTACATGGGGGATAACTTTTCTACAAAAGCTATCATCCTCAATTATTTTTTGAAGAATTATTTTTTGAAGTTCTTTCACAACTAGATTCTTTTTATTCCCACTTTCTTATCTCATGATCCTCTACACTCTCCTCTATGATTCCAACAAGAATGTCACCAGCGTATTGTTTGAACTCATCGTTGAATTCGACTTCCTCAGCGGTTTTGCCAAGTATTGGCGGAACTGTATCGACTATGAAATCGAAGGATAATACTGCTTTACCATCTTTTTCTTCTGGTTCCTCTATCTTGATTTTCCCAAACGAAAATATGACTCCTTGGTAGGGCCCTTCTTCGACTACTTTTATTGAAGTATAGTCCACATCTGCTTTTTCTACATATACAATTTTAGATTTCATTATATTATATTATTCATTCTTTGTTAAAATTAATATTTCCGCGAGCAAACATGCCCAGACAGAATGCGGCTACCAAGTTCGGCCAAGTATATTCAATTTGCATAGAAAAGAGTGTGTTAAGAGTCCATATTAGGACAAATGGGCCAATGACCCATATAATTAATAGTACAATGACTAATAGTATTGTTTGGAAAGCAATTTTCATTTTTCGGTAACTCCTTCTTGTAGTATATTTTTAGTTGCAATTTTAAATCTCTTTTCAATATAAGATTCAAAATCTGTTTTCTCAAAAATATTTTGCCAAAACTCTTGGTTCATTGTTTGGACATGTCGAAGATTTTGGGTAAGTTCTTCACCAGTTTCAGGAACCACTGCCTGATACCAACCGTTCTTTGGTTTTCTCACATGACCCGACTCCAACGCCACATCCAGAAGACCTGACCACTTTTGAATACCGCCGTCCCAAGAGACAGAGATGGGGATCTTGGACTTTTCGCGAACGAACCTAGATTTTTCAACATTGATTATGAAATGGTATCCTTTAAGTTCGGTTCCCTTCTTATCCTGTTGACGACCGATGATCCATACATTATCTGCGGAATACATGACTCCAGTTCCACCCGAAACGATTGCTTTGGGGAACATCCCCAGTTCCATATAGGTATGATTGACTGCAAGAAGAGGAACATCCCTCATGGTCAACTGTGGTGTAATCATGCGAAATAGCCCCTTGAGTGCTTTAGCACGAGTCATATCTGCAACAGACTTTTCATTCAATGCATCATCAAGTTCTTTCTTTGATGCAATATTCCCCACGGAATCGATGATGATGATCACCTTATCGGTTCGCTCGATCTCATTGAGTTGGTTCACCATATCAAATTTTAATTCCTCTACATTTGTTATTGGAGTATGAAGAACCTGACTGGTATCAAT